GAACTGACCAGCTGTTCTGGTAGTGCCATTATACTCAACGAAACTGGATGAATTTGAACCAGCAGTTACACCTCTATTACCTGGAACAGTTCCTGTTGTAAGTTGAGTTGCGTTGAGTGCTGTTAAGTTTGCACCATTACCTGCAAAACTACCAGCTGTTACTCTGTTTGTGCTGGCGTTATATGTGAATTGATTATCTCTACTGAGTGATACATCACCAGTTGCACTTACAAATACAGGTGTGAAGTTTGTATTAGCATCACTCTCACTAACGGTAACCTGTGTTGCTGTTGTAGCTGTACCAGTTAAATTACCTTCAAATGTACCAGAAATCAGTGTATGAGTACTTGGATTATAAAGGAACTGAGTATCATCAGTATCAATATAGACGGTTTGATAACTTGTTCCATTAGCAGTTACAAATCCAACCTGATAGTTAGTGTTATCATTTCTCTCATCAACCTGTATACTATCAGAATTTGAAGCAACACCACCCAAATCACCAACAAATAGTGAAGCAGTTAGTGCAGAAGTATCTGGTTTATAAGTGAGTTGTGCACTATTAGAATCAACAAACACATGTTTGTAACCTGTTCCAGCCGTAGCAAATCCAATTTGATATACATTGGAATCATTCCTACTACCAATTTCTACTGTTTCGGAACTTCTACCAACACCAATGAATTGAGAAGCCGTAATAACTCCAGTTGCATTTACACCAGCAGCACTTACATTACCAAGAGTGGAGAATCCAGTTACTTCAAACATGGTAGCTGATGCACCATTACCACCAAGAGTAGAGAATCCTGTAACATTTAACCACTCAACATTAGCTCTGGTAATTGTTGCAATACCAGGAACTAATAAGTTATCATTGTATCCAGTATCAACACCAACAACATTGATAAGGCCACCCATATTGGCGGTATTTGAAGCCTGATAGAATAGTTGTGCTGGAGCACTGTATGGAACTTTGAATGTTACGATTCCAACCTGGGCACCATTACCTTCTACACCATCAAGATATTGATTATTTGTATCAGCTACCTCATCTCTCTTGAGATAGAATGGGAAACCAGGTGTATTTACATCAAAGTGATACTTCTTACCTCTCAAGAGGTAGAGTGTTGGGTTAAGAGTATTTTCTGTGAAACCGATACCTGCTGGATCACCACCACCTGAAATAAACTCCCAATCAGTTCCTGAATCCTGTTCTACATTGAAGAGAGTGTATACTTCACTATCAGGTGCAGTTAATCTTTGGCTTACAGAAACAGTTGCAAAACCAACAGTTCCACCATCAGATATCTGGCCAAATAACTCATCGGCTCTAATATCACCTGTTACCTCCAGATCACCAAACACATATAGTGCGGTGGTTCCTGTAGATACAGGGCCTCTGATATCTGTAGTGTAAGTAGGATTAACAGAGTTGATACCAACTTTCTTGCTATCTGAATCTACATTGAATACTGTACCACCAATACCAATGTTGAAACCTTCAATAGCAGTACAGAATCCTGTAAAGTATGCATCATGAGAAGTAACTGCTAAACCAGCCGATGCAATACCTGTTGCACTAATATCACCAATAACATCCAACTTAGAACCAGGAGTGGTGATGCCAACACCAACCCTCCCAGTATCATCATCTGCATATAACAGATCTTCATTTACTTCTAAACCATTCTTTATAACAAAATTCTTATCGATCGCCATCAGATCTCCTGGGTTTCACTATCCACCCGATAGTTTTTTATTATTTAGGAATCAATGGTACCAAATGTTTTCCACTCGTTATCTGTGGTGTATACCCAACCAACTGAACCACCATTTCCTGGGTTAGCGTTGTAAACAATATCACCAGGAGTGCCTGATTGTGAAGGAGTTCCTAAACCAACAGTCATCTTTCTCGATACGAGTGCTTCACCCTGAAGGAAGAGGTGGTTGGTCTCAATACCTTGTTCTGATGTTGATGTAATCTTCTGTGAGAAGTTTACAGGACCATTAAACTCAGAGATAATGTTATTGGTTTCACCACCATCAACAATAACTGATCTGGATACTGATAACTTATCACCATCAATATAGTTCAGACCAAGATCCTTCTCAGCTCTGTTCTTGGAATAAGGATCTTCACCAGTGATGGTTTGGATAGGAGTTTCAAATACCTGTTCCTTACCAGAGTTAGAAGAGATCTTCTTATTACCAATGAAATAATCACCAAGATCATTCATACCAGTGTAGTTGTTAGTACCACCATTGGTTTCCAATGATTGTGCGTTCAACTGCTCAGTAGGAGTAAGTTGTTTGGTTTGTCTGCTTGGGAAGGCTGTTGAGTAGTTACCAGGTCCATAACCGATATATTCAAAGGTGTGACCAGAAGCTCTAATGATTGAGTTTCTTCTCAGTTCGATTGGTCTGATCTGTACTTTCTCCACCACAGAACCACCAACGTGAGTGGTAGCAGTAGAACCATAAACACCACGGAATACCTGAATAGTATCATTACCAACAGAATTCACTGTTGTTTTAATTCTCATAAGTTCATCATCGATTCTGATGTAATCACCTATCTTGAGATTGAATTCAATCAGATCAGTAATATCAATACTTGTTGCAGTGGTTGTAATATCAGAAGTTAAGTTACAAGTAATTCCACCATAAGGTATTACTCCTCTTCCTCCAATGTTTTCTGTTTGAATGGCGATATCACCACCCTGTGCACTGAGTCCAGTTGGATACGATCTCCTAGTGAATCCAGGAATCGCTGCGGATGATGGAACAAATGTATTGATACCACAGTTAACAACATAGGTTAGTAGACCAACAGTTTCTGTAATAATTTTAGTGCCGTTAAAGAATGAACTCTGAGTACCATCAATAACAACTGTATTATTTGTACTGTAACCATGAGCAACATCAGTGGTTACTGTGGCCAAACCAACCGATTCATTATAAACTATATTAGTAATGTTCTGAGATCTTCCTATCACTCTCTCACTAGCCATTGATACCACATCAAGACCAAGACCTTCAGTTGCAATACCTGGAGATCCATTGATAGGTGTTACTCCAATACCTTGAGTACCACTTATGTTTACGATACGATAGAGTTTATTATATTGTCGGAAGTTACTATCTTTAATACCCTCAACCTGAATAACTTCACCCCTTGAATCATAGATTTCATTTACTTTCAATGTGGCTTGTGAGAAACCAGTTGTAGTGGAGATACCAACCACTGTAAGAGTATCGTTTACAACATAACCAGAACCACCATCCATCACCTCAATATCTGTAATCTGCCCAGAGGCATCAACATCTACCATAGCCTTTGCGTTTTTACCAATTGAACCAGCAGTAAGGTTAATTACATTGGCGTTATAGAATGTTTCAGCTGATCCAGTTCCGTTACCATATCCACCACCTGCGTTATCAATTGAGATACGAGTTACAGGTGATAATCCATGATCAATATCTGTGTGGATAACAACATCAAATCCCAAATCATTGGTGGTAATATCTGTTAAACCAACACCAGCTCTTGTATCTAAGTAAAGTTGATCAATAGCTTCTCTGGTGATACTGTTCTTAGGTTCATTGATTACTACCTCACCAATATTATCAGGAAGTGCATAACTTACAGATGCTTCTGGATTAGATGTGGGATTATCTCTATCCTTCTGTGGATACAGATTCCTTACTGGTTGTGATAGTGAGTATGATGTTGTACTGAAAGGTGAAACAGTAGGAGTACTATTTGATGACATCATGATAAGATCATAGATACCATCCTGTTCACCAGAGATATACTCTTCTACTTCTTCAACATCATAGATGTAGAAGTTTCCACCATATTCAGTTCTCTTGAATGTAGGAAGAGAAGTATTTCTTACAGAAGTATCATTGGTAAATGTACCTGGATCCTCATTAACACCAGATACACTGAAACTCATTTGGCTACTGATACCAATAACATCAAACTCACCGTTATAACCAGAAAGTGCAGCACCTACTGTTGTGAAGTTTGTACTCAGTATGTTCTCGATCTTAACTTTAGATCCAATAGAAAGTCTGTGAGGTAGTTCAGTTGTGTAGTGTGCAACCCCAGCCTTATATTCAGCGTTTGCAATGAAACTGAAGTTTCTCATCTGTGAATCATTACTCATCGTAACTGATCCAGTATTGAAGTAGAGTTGAACCTCAGTATCACTGGCTCCAGTAACAGTGTTTGATTCTTGAATTACATAACCAGGGAGTGGTGGTCTTGCTGCCGTTGCACTTGATGAAGGAATACAATATCTGAATCTAAAGATTCTATCGAGTGAAGACCTATCATCTGGAGTTCTGGTGATATAAGATCTAGGAGTAGCACTTCCCAGACCAGCAACACCATCAGTATCAATCTTACCAAAGATAGTGTTCTCTGTGGATGCCATTGAACAGTTCACATACCACTGATTCTGTGAAGAATCGAACTGGAATGGGTGTCCAATATCACCAGAAGACTTATCACTTACTCTACTTTCAACGGTGAGTCTACCACCGAAGTTATTCATTGTGATCTCTTCACCAGAGTTGGCATCGTTCAGTGTCTGAGCAACCTGGATCTGATTACTTGGAAGACCATCAGT